GCGTATTCAAATGTTGTTTCGCTTCCTGTTATTCCTAATTTTATATCCATATTTATCCCCTCTGCAGAACGATATTATTTGCTCGGCATTGACTGTAAAATTCATCAAATAACCATTTCCCGGCTTTCTTGATTGCGTTCTCGTCCAGCTTCTCTGATGTTAATTTAAAAGCTCCTTCGTTTATATTTAAATTTATTTGATTAGCCTGGCCTGGTGTTTCTCCTGCTTTTGTTACGATCTCTCTATCCTGTAATAATGCAATACCTTCTCCTCCGGGGATCGTTGTCCTTACTTCTCCACCACCATGTATTTTGACCAGGGTTACTCCTTCATCTTTTTGAGCCTGGCTCAATATATTCCCGCTCTGTAATCCTAGGGTATTCCCTTCAGCATCTAATATTTTGTATAAGTTCGATTTCTTTGGTTTTGGTGTGGAGGCTTCCACTTCCTTATTGATTTCTATTATATTAGCTGCTGTTCTTTTGGCCTCCGCTTCCCAAAAGGCATAAAAATCTGCCCATGAATCCCCTGCTTTTATAGCCAATTGAACATAATTATTTTCGGTTTCCTCCGCATATGTCGCTACTTCCTCCGCTGCTATCTTTGCCTTATCTCCTACTTCTTCCAGGGAAGTACCTAATTTTGCATTTTCCTCTGCCAAAAGTCTGGCTGAAGTTTCCGCTTCTGTTTCTGCTACAGCCAGGTTGTCTATTTCCTCTTTGGCTTCTTCTGTTCTTTCTTTTAAATTACTTGTTTCCTCTACTACTTCTGCTGTTTTCTCTTTGTATATTCCCAGCGTTTCGGCTATCCATTTTATCCCGTCTCCCAGCCATTTAAATTTTTCAGTTATCCAATCAATACTCCGGCTGATAAATTCTGTTACTTTTTCCCAATTTTTCCAAAGTAATACAATGGCTGCAATTACTGCTGTTATTCCTATAATCCACCAGGTTATTGGGTTCGCTAAAATCGAGGCTGTAAATGCCCAGACTTTTGTGGTCGCTGCTATTATTTGTGGCACAAAATTTGATTTCATTACCGTTCCTATAATTGTCATGGCTGATCCCATCCCGGTTAGGAGTGGTGCGTAGTTGGCTGCTCCAGCTATAAAATCTCCCATCTTGTATTTTAGCTCATCCAATGCGTGCTGTATTTTTTGCATTGGTGTATAAAGTTCGTTATTTCTTTGGGCATTTTCTTTTATTATCTCCGAACTTTCCGCTACCTTCCTGGAGTATTCATCAAACATTTCCCCTGTAATCCCCAGGGTTTCTTTTAGTTTATCCACATCTCCATCTGCTGATGTTACCGCTGTTCGGAATTCCTGCATAGCCACTCGGGAGGTCATTCCGAATTCTTTCTGCATAATGCCTAAAACCACCGCTGCTTCATTTACTCCCATTTTTAGTTCTTTCATCTCCGGTGCCAGCCTGCCTACTGAATTGATAAATTCCCCAATGTCCATTGTGGTATTTCTTTGTATAAAACCAAAGGCTGCCAGGGCTTTCCCTTCTTCCCCGGCTGCGATTCCTAATGCTTTTAGGGATACCCCGGCCTCTGCTAATGCTGGAGCACTTTCGCCTGTCGCGTCTCCTACCATATCCCAAAATTGTGCATATTTTTTTAGGCTTTCTGCTCCTTCTAATCCCAGCATAGTTCCGGTTTCCATTATTGCCAATACTTCTTCTAAAGGGAAGGTCACATTTGATGTTTCGATTACTAATTGTTGCATGGCTTTGCTGTCTAAATCTAAATAATCAGCTAGCCTTCTGGTAGATTCCAATAATGGTGCATTCGCTCTGGCCAGCATCTCTATCCCTGCTCCCAAAGCTACCGCTGCTACTCCAGCTACCTGCATGGTTTTCCCCGCACCTGCCCATTTCTCCTGCATGGTTTTCCCTGTGCTTTGTACCTTTGAATCTATTTTATCCATTACCGGGGTCAGCTGGTCTACCCCTTTTACCACTACTTCCATTACATTTGCCATTTATTTCCTCACCTTCTCTCTGGCCATTTTTCGAGCCTCGGCATATTTATCATTCCCGTAGTTTCCGCTGCTCCCCTTCCCCTGCTGTCGCTTGTTGTATTCTCTGTACCCTAATTCTATAAATATTTTTTGCGAATTAGTCATATCCTGGTATCTGTCCACAAATCGTATCCCGGCAATATGGTATGCTATGATATTCTGTCCTTCTCTACTATCTGCGAAAAAACTGCAATGCTTTCAGCTCCTCCTCTTGTATCCCGCTTATTTTAAATATCTCATTAGCTATTTTCTCAATAATTCCAGGAGGAGATAATTGCCTCAAATCCTCTTCTGTCAGTCCTTCTTCTTTTATCCCATATTTACAGGTCAATATGTTTTTCTCAAAATCCGCTTTTTGTAAAGTTTCAACATCAAAATTAAATTTAACTGATTCCTTTGTTTTTTCTCTATCTACTTCCCCTGCTTTATTAAATATGGGAGTGAATTCTGTTTTGGCTGACTTTACTGCCCGGGAGCTTATCTCTGTCCATTCCCCTTCTGTTAAAGGCCTTATTTGGATTTCTCCTCCAAGTTCCTTTATATTTATTTTCTTAACATAATCCTTCCCTTTGAGTATCCGGTCTTTTATTGATATTATATTTTCCATTTTTTCGCTCCTTATTATTTTTTTGAGAACTTCGCTTGTTTTTCCTCCGCACTTATTCGAGAACTCCCCTGGTGTTTTTATGACATTATATCATCGTCCATATCTCCATTATTATTTAGTAAAGTAGCCAGCACTTCCGCTTCTATTTCGGTTACCGCATCAGCCAGCGTTATGGTATCTATCAAGGCTGCTCCGCTGAAGGCCTGTACGATCTCTCCTCTTGCTGCAGGAGGAGTCTTCAAATCGGTGTACATTAATTTCGGGAAGTTAAATTCCAGGCTGCCATCCGTTCCCGCATCGATGGTTAGGATCATAGCTTCTGTTGAGCTCCCGTCTGCACTTACCCCGCTTGCTGCTCCCCAGAATTTTGTATATTCCGCATGATCTTCAAACCACAAATTACCTTTTATATCAATATTTCTTGCTCCTATCGGGATTCTGCATGGATGCCTTTGCCCGAATCCCTTCCCTGGTCCAGCATCTGCTCCGTTGGTTATGCTTATAGTCAGGCCTTTTATCTTGCAGTTATAATCTATGGATGCTCCCAAAGCAAGGGAGGCATCTATAAAAGATAAGTTGTTCTCATTAAATAAAGTTAAGGCTGCTACTGCTTTTAAGGTATCCCTGGTATCCCTTGCTCCGATGCAATCTAATGTAGCAAATATAAAATCGTCTTCTATCTTCAGCTCCAATCCGTTCATCACACATCCTCTGAATACATGCTCGAATATATCCTTCCCCAGCCTGGTTGTGAAGGAAGGCAAGACGGTATTTTCTGTCGGGTACATTTCGTGGGTATTCGTTCCTTCCCCTCCATCTGTAAATGTATAAAGACCCAATACCCATTTCAAAAAATAACCTATTGAGCGAATATCAATCGGGTAGACTATATTCCCTGCTGGTACATAATATCCCGGTCTTATCACTCCTCTTCCTCTGCTCATCCCGCCTTCAAAATGTAGGTTAGGGTCGCTTGGTGCATCCAGCGAGGCTGATGCTATATCGATATGGAATACTGATTCCGGTGCTACTGCTGGATTAAAATCCTCTTCCTCACAAAAACCACAATAACGTCGTGGTTCTGTCATTATAATCATCTCCTTTCATTTAATATTAATATTTTATTACCCTTTTTTGCGTTACAAATTCTACATGCTGGAATAACATTTTCTTTTGTATTATCCCCTCCTTTGCTTATTGGTATTATGTGGTCTCTTGTAGGTAAGTTGTTTTCATCAAAATCAATTCCGCAATAAGCACACTTACTTAACTTATTCATATCATCACTCCCGTACTGTGAATACGGTTGTTAAAGTAAAAACTGCACTATAATAATTCCCGTTTTGAAAATAGGGATTATTCCCATCAAATCTTCTGCTCTTTATATCTTGAAAAAATGTACCATGCCCGAATCCCAGAGTCCGGTCTGCGAGCAGTACATTCTTTGCTCTGGCTGTTAGCCTGTTCGCTTCCTTGTATCCTTCCTTTCCATCAATTGCATTATAAACCACTCCAATGATAACAAGGTCCATATTCCACTTTTCCCAGAGGGTCGTTTGTGTTGTCGGGTCTATTGTGGTTTCCCCTGCCATAACCCAGATTGCTGGAGTTTCTGGCTTTTGGCTGGTCTTCATTCCGATGACTAAAGAGTTAACATCAGCCAGCTTCGCTCCTTCTGTTCTGGCATCGGATAATTTCTCCTCTATTTTATCAAATATATCCTCTATAGCATCTTCCAAAGTTTTTATTTCCATTTTACATTCCTCCTGTTTCCCTTAAGGCTGTCCTGATAAATTCATCTATCCGGTTTTCCCCTCTTTTTAAAGCTCTTTTATGGAAGGGATTTGGCTTCTGTCCTTTTACGCTCTTGACGGTTATTCTCATTCCCTTCCACATGAAGCTCAATGCTCTTTTGGTTGTCGGTGTTATCTTCACTCCCCTTGGCCCATATATTCCCGTTCCAAAGGCTACGTACTCTGCGTATTCTGCTCCGCTTACTAATCTGTACCAATAATTGCTTAATTTCTCCAATTGCCAGCTTCCTCTCAACCTGCCATGGTCTATCGGTGGTTCCTCTCTTAACCCTGCCCACACTTCTGTCACCAGGTATAAAAAGGCCTGCTTGGATGCCAGCTTTGGTATCTCCATTATTTTTTTTACTTGCTCCATATCAATGTATACTTTTAAGGTCATTAATCTATCTCGCTTACTGGTAGTTCCCTCTGGTCGTCTATCTTCCCTACCACTCTACCAAATGTAAAATTAGGTTTTTTGCGATATAATTTTAATTCATTTTTTAATGATGTTGTCAAAATCTGGTCTTCTATAAGTTTGGTATTCCAGTCGTCTATCTTAATCACCGGGGATTCCCGATTCATGTATGCTAATTTTACCATATTCGCACAAGCTCTCATGGCTATATTATGTATCCCCTCCGGGATCACTGTTTTCTCTATGTCCGCTACCCAGAAATACCCTCCTACGCTGCTCACTAATTTAAGGCCTATACTTTTAATGCTTGTGTAGGCTGTCTTTGTACCCAGGTAAAATTTACATAGTTTCCATTCGTTATCATACATTTCCGGGAAGTCTATTGTCTTGACGATCGTTTGGCATGCCAGGCTGCTCGATAATAATAGCTGGATTGCTCCCTTTTCGCAGTCCACATAAGGCTTTACTTTTATCATAATTATCTTTGCATCGCTTAAGTCCTGGTAATCTGTTTCGATTGCCTTGCTGGCTATAACAGTATCGTCTTCTACAGTTGAGGATATCTCTATCCGGTTAACTGCCATTATATCCTCGTATTGTGGAAGCTCCTCCGGGTCGGTTTCCATCTCTACGGTTACCCCTGGTACTGTTAGTTCATTCCATTCCTCTACTCCCTGGTCCACTATTCTTTTTTCCCCAAAGGTTAAATCGGTTAGAAGATTCCTTCCCCTATCTCTATTGATTAGGCTTGCCACTTGTTTCAGCCATCCTTCTATCATGGTATCCATACCTTCTACTCCGGATAGGCCTAACTTGTCATAGCTTATCCCGGTGTATTTCTTAACATCTTCTACGGTAGAATAATATTGATTTGCCATTA